GTATTTATTTATAATGGAATTCCTGAAAGTGACTTTGTTTATTTAGTAAATAATTTAGATAAATTGAGATGAACTACCCATTGGATTTATCCAATGGGATTCTAAGAAAGTGACAACTCTATTTAAGAAGTTTGATGAACCTAACAAGTCAGGCAATTCTTATTATTACAGGTGTGTCCACTTTGCCACTACTATATATGACAGTTACGTCTACAATACTACTTTTTATTTTTAAATAGTTTACATAATTTATAATTTATGATAAGATAATATAAAGACTTTGAAAAAAAGAAGGTGGTCAAAAGTTGGAAAAGTGCTTTTTAACAAAAAATGATTGTTATTTAAAGCAAGAATATATGGAAAAAATAGATGGGATAATGTTACACAGCACAGGGTCGAATAATCCTTATTTGAAAAGATATGTACAACCAGATGATGGCAAGTTGGGTAAAAATAAAAATGGAAATCATTGGAATCAAAAAAAACCAGATGGTAGAAGTGTTTGTGTTCATGCCTTTATAGGTAAATTAGAAAATGGCAATATTGCTACATATCAAACATTGCCTTTTAATATGGTTGCATGGCACTGTGGTGGAGTTGGAAACAAACATTATATTAGTGTTGAACTTTGTGAAGATGATTTATCAAATAAGCAGTATTTTGAAAATATTTATACAGAGGCTATAAAATTTGCGGTGGATATTTGCAGGTTATATCAAATAAATCCACGAAGTGGTATAATATGCCACGCTGAAGGATATCAGAGAGGTATTGCTACAAATCATAGCGATGTATTGCATTGGTTTAGTAATTTTGGAAAAACAATGAATGATTTTAGAAATGATGTAAAAAGAAGTTTAGAGCAAAAAGAAGAAGGGACAAAAATGATATATAATTATATAGACAAAAATATGCCAGAATATGCACGTCCTGTTATACAGAAAATAGTTAATAAGGGATTTCTAAAGGGAAATGAAAAAGGCGAACTAGGATTGAATGATGATTTATTAAGAACATTAGTAATATTAGATAGAGCAGGCTGTTTTGATAAATAATAAAATATGAAAGGATGTTTTTTATGGCAAAACAAGAAAAATATGATGAAAATTTAACTGTTTCTAAAGAGACAGATACAGAAGTAGAAAAAAAAGAAAATGAAGTACATAATATTAAAGATGTTCTTACAGAAGAAGAAATCAATGATACAAAAAGATGTTATGCAGCACCTGGAGATAATGAAACAAAAAATGGAGTTTGTATAATTTGCGGTAAATCTACTATGTATGCAGCAAGACATTTGTGCTATGAGCATTATAAACAATATTTGCAATAAGTATGAAAAGCATATCATATAGATGTGCTTTTTTTATATTTATATAGAATGAGGTGCTGATTATAAGAAGACATAAAATAATAAAAAATTATTTATCTTCAACAGATAAAGAAATACCTGAAGGCTATTATCCCATTGATGAAGTGTGTATTTCTTTAGGCATTGCAAAAGAAAAAGTTCAAGAATATCGCAGAAAAAGTTTTGAAGCTGCAAAAAGTTGGTGTATAAAGCATGGTTCTAATGATGTTTGTACTTTTTGGAATATCAATACAGCTGATTTTGATACTGATATCAATTATTTTGCAAAACACACGGATTTAATAGATATTGCTCCTCTTATTACTATGTATAAATGTAAGCATAGAGAAACTAGAAAAAGAGAAATTGAAGCAAAAGGTTTAGAAGACCATTTTTGGCATTCATTTTGTATACGAAAAAGTTATATACAAAATTATATTATGTATGGAAAAGCAACACTTAAAAAAAGTACAAGACGAAATACTACAACAGGTGCTAGGATTTATGGGCAGTATAAAATTATAATAGATTCAAATGACAAAGAAATCAAAGCATTACAAGGAGCAAAGAATAAAATATATTTTGATTTTAAAGATTGGGCAAAAGAAAATGGTTTAACTATATCAGAAGCTGCATTATTAGCAATGGATGAAATATTAAAAAGATATCCTGTGGAGTTACCTAAAAGAACAGAAGTAAAAGGTGATTTAATTTACTTAGATGAAATAAGACCACGAAATGTCAAAACTACACTTACTATTCCTGGAGAAGTACATTCAAAAATGGCAAATATCGTTAGAAGATTTAATAGTGAGAATGCAACAAAAATAACGTTTAAGGATTATATTATAAATGCTATTGATGAAAAAAATGCAAGAGTTCCATTAAAATATAGTGACCCAGAATTAGAGATAGAACAAAAACGATTAGAAAAAATGCAAGAATATTATAAATAAATATAATGGGAGATGTGCATAATGGTATGGAATATAAGCAAAGACCCTGAAGAACTTGAAAAATTAAATAAGGAAATAGCAGAATATATAAGTAAACTTCCTTTATGGAATAAATCATTAAATAGAAAAAAGGAAAAGGAATATAATTTCAGAAAAAAAATAAAAAGAAAGTGATACTATGATTAAAAAAAACATAGAAAATGATATGGCATTAGAAAACTTAGACAATACAGAATACGATGAAATTATTAGTATTCCAAGAGAATTTGTAAAATTACAAAAAGCAAAATTACAAGAGAAACAAGAAGCGGTTAGAATGATTTCAGACGATAAGAAGTTGGATGAAGTTATTAAGGTAATTAATGGTGTTTCTCAACTTGGAGATATATTAACAGATGAAAATGTAATCAACAAAGTAAGGAATAATATTAGCACTGCAAAAGATTTGAACTTTTTAGCTGATACCTATATTAAAATGCTAAATGCACTTGATACTGTAAAAAGATGTGATACGATTGATGCAGAGGGAACACCAAAAAGATTGGCTCTTGCGATTGGCTTTCAAGGAGTTAAAGTTGGTGTGCAGATTGAGAATAATTAGAAAGCTGGTGACTAATTGGAAGTAAAAACACCCAAAAAAAGAGGAAGAAAAAGAAAAAATCCAGAAAATATAGAAATGGTAGAAGTATTACAAAAGTCTCAAGAATGGACTGAACCTCCAAAGGGTGAAGAGTATTCTATTTGTAAAAAATGTGGAAATGAATTTCAGCAGGATTACTATATAGAACAAAATATCTATTCTAATTATCGCACTTGTAAGGAATGTAGAATAAAAGAGGCAAGGGAAAAAGAAAAAAAATTAAATGAGAATTATAATAGTTCCCAAGAGGCAATATTAAATTATGAGCCATTTGAAGCACAACAAAAAATGCATGACAGTTTTGAAATACATAGATTTTTGCTATTATGTTGTGGAAATAGATTTGGAAAAGATAGATTTACTATTATGGCTTTTATTATTTATTTTGTAGAGTGTTTAAATGAAAATAGACATATTGACCGTACTGATATGGTACCATCTGTATATGGATGGATTGTAGCACCAACTGAAAGAATGGCAAGGCAAAACTGGAAGGAATTAAAAAAATATTTTCCGAAAGAATGGATTGTAGCAATTTCTGATAGCACGTTAGTTATGAATACTATAGGTGGTGGTGTAATTGAAGTGCGTTCTGCATATGACCCAGAAGCGTTGGTTGGTGTAGGTTTAGATATTGTTGCAATTACAGAGGCTGCTAGAATCAAAGACCTTGCAGCAGTTTGGGCAAATTTAGAAGCTAGACTTTCTTCGCCTGGAAGGGGAAGGGAAAAAGACAGAAAAGGACATAACTATGGTATGGGAAAAGCAATTATAAATAGTTCTCCTTTAGGTAAAAACTACTTTTATACTATGTGGACATGGGGACAGAAAAATCATCCTAATTATTCTTCTATGTGGGAGTCTTTCCAATTTCCATGGGATGAAAACCCAGTAAATAAAGAATTGGCAAATACAAAAATTTTAACAAAATATGGTGAAATACTTTATTCAGAAGATTTGCGTCGAAGACTTGGAAATAATGTATATAGACAAAATTATTTAGGAGAATTTTTAGATGATGAAGGTACAGTATTTAAAAACTTTGAGACAAAGTGTGTAAAGATATTAGATTTAAAATTAAGAGAAAAACAAAAAAGAGAAATAATAGAAGAATGGCGGATTGTAAAGCCATATAATGTATATCGTATTGGATATGACCCTGCCACAGGTGGTTCAGGAGATACTCCTGCTATTGTAATAAGAGATAAAACTGAAAATAAAATAATTAGAATAATTAGTTTATATGGAAAAAAATATGACGAACAATGGGATGAAATCGCTTTTTATTCTAAATTATATAATCATGCAGAATGCGCTTATGGAATCACAGGACATACAGCAATAGAAGGACAGCTTACAAAAAGAGGAGTATTTGAAATACCTCTTGATGAACATGGTACGAAAAAATCAGAATATATAAATAGTTTAGAACGTGCTATAGAAAACAATTGTTGTCAAATATTATATGATGGAGAAGAGGCAACACAAACACTTATTTATGAAATGAATGATTATAGTTTCATAAATGGTCGCTATAAAAATAAGGAACAAGCACATGATGATTTTGTTTCGGCAATGTACTTTTGCTACTTTGATTTTGATAAAATAGATATTAGTATACCTCCAATATTGGATATATCTATTATTGATTACAATTAAATATTTACATAAATATTTATAGTTGATATTATGGTAACTAAATGCTATGATAATATTGTAGTATTTATGGTGGTGGATAAAAGAATGGAATTATTTAAAAAAAATAATAGTGATAAAAAGAGTGATACCTCAATAAATCTCGGAAGAATATCTGTTATTTCTAGTGAGTTAGAAAATATTTATACTTATAATCAAAAAACTTTAGATGTTTTAAAAGAATTAAAGGCTAGAAATAATGTTGCTGAAGCAATTGATACAATTGTATATAAAACACCAGATGGAAAAATGGCATTTAATACATATTTGAGACTTGCAAATAGTGGAATTAACATACAATGGTATCGTGCAGGACAAGGAGTAAAAAGTCAACCAATTAAAAAATATGATGCTGAATTTAGAGAGTTCGCTTCAAGAATTGGCAAGACGAATTCTAGTGGACTAGATGGCATTATAGATGAATTACATGGAAGTGCTATTACACATGGAGGGATGGGTGTAGAAGTTGTTATTGAAAATTTAGATGATGGGATTGATGATATTTATTTGGTTGACCCTATTTCGATAATAGAATGGAAATGGATACCAGAAAAGAAAAGATATGCTGCATATCAGCAGCAGAACGGAAAGAAAAAGGATTTATTTGACGGGAATTTCTTTTTTGTACCATTTCAGCCTAAAATAGGACATCCTGATGGTACATTTATGTTTGAACCTGCTATTTTAGCTATTACACAACAACAACAGTTTTTAAGTGATAGTTGGACAGTATTACATAGGATTGGTTATCCACGATATCATGCTACAGTAGATAGTGAAAGGATAGTAAATTCTTTGTCAGATAAATCACCAAAAGCAATAGAAGATGCTATCACTTCCCAAATTGATAGTGTTGCTAAGATGATGAGACTTGTAGGAAAAGACAATGATTTTGTTACAAGTGATGCAATAAAGGTCGAAACTGTAGGTGCAGGTGTAAATGGCAGTGGTATTGATATTAGAGCATGGAATGATGTAATTGATGTGCAAGTTATGAACTCATTTCAAATATTACAAGTATTGATGAATAGATTGAAAAGTGGTTCTTATGCCTTATCAAGCGTTGAATTTAAAATAGTAACAGATACTATTGAAAGTATGAGGCGCGGTTCTAAAAGGATTATAGAAGATATTTGCCGTATGTGGGCTAGGGTAAATGGTTATCAAATTATTCCTAAAGTCGAATTTAACCCTATTGATTGGCAAAAAGAACTAGAAAAGCTAGATGCTAAAATGAAGCTATTAGAGATTAATAGACGTGCTGAAGAATATGGATATATCGGAAAAGATGAAGCTGCAAGCAATTCTATGGGGGTAGAAAATGCTAATAATCAAAATTCAGATGGAATGTTTGAATATATAAAAAAGAACTTTAAAGAAGAAAGTAAAACTATTGGTACAACAAATGGTGGTGAAATAGAAAATGGCGAATTATAATGACTGTAAAAAATATGGGATTATACAAAAACAATTAGAAATTGAAAATGTAACAAATGAAGACAGTTTGACACTAATTAATAAATATACAAGGCGAGATTTATCATTAGATGAAGTATATATATTTCCAATATCCCTATGTAATAATGATATAGATAGAGATATAGAAAAGTTTACACTAGAGTCATTAAATACACTTGCTCCTTTAATGGTAGGAAAAACCATTGTGTTAGACCATTTTTGGAGTGCTAAAAATCAGTCAGCTAGAATATTTAAAACAAATGTTGAACAAGTCATAGGAAAAATGACAAAAGATGGTGAACCATTTTATCATTTAACTGCATTAGCATATACTGTAAAATCTGATGCTACAAAGGATTTTATATTGAATGTAGATGCAGGAATATTAAAAGAAGTATCTGTTGGTGTTGGAGTAGGAAAGTATACTTGTAGTATATGTGGATTAGATTACTATGGAGAAGAATGTAATCATTACAAAGGAAAAGTATATGATGAACAAGAAATGTTTGTAAAATTAGAAGATATAAACGATGCCTATGAAGTTAGCTTTGTAGCGGTTCCAGCTCAGCCAGAAGCAGGTGTAACAAAACAGCGAAAGGGTGAAAACGAAATGGAGTATAATGAAGAATTGAAACAATATGGCATTGATGAAAACATTTTTCAATCAATTATTTCTAAAAGTAAGGAAATTAATGCTGATTTGTTTCTAAAAATATTAGGGGCAGCTGATATAAAAACAGAAGAATCCTTTTTGACACTAAATGAGGCAAAAAAAATATTTGGTGAAATAAGTAAAGAGGAATTAGTTTCTAAAATGAAATCATATGAAGAACAACAAACGAAAGTTTCTGAATATGAAAAAATTCTTCAAAGTGCAGTAGAAAATGCAATAAAAAACGGCGTAAAAGCAAAAGGAAACAATTTTGATGAGAAAAGATGGACAAAAATATTTAAAGGATTTACATATGATGAAATCAACTCACAATCTGAAGAATGGAAAATAGAGGCGGAAAAAGAATTAAATGTTGGATGTAGAACTTCTCAACCACTTGAAAGTGAAAAGACATTTCACATTAATCCAGAAGACTATAAATATTAAAGGAGTGAATGAAAATGGGTGTTATTAGTGTAAATGGTATTGGAAATTTAACAAGAGTAACATTATATTTAGATGATACTACAACAGAAGCAATAAAAAATGATATATGCAGTATAAAAGGAAAAGCAGTTACAATTACGGATTCTAATACTGTAGGATATGGCACTGCGTCTAACCCTATTTTTGGAATTGTAACTGTAGTAGAACCACAAACAATGTCTAATGATAAATTGATTGTAGGTGTTGGAACAAACGGCTTTTTCACTGATTTAGAAAGTACAGGCGTAGCTGTAGGAGATTATTTAGCTTGTGATGGCTCTGGAGGATTTGCAAAATCTACAACTGCTACAAATGCACAAGTTACAGCATTAGATACAGATACAAATATGACAACAATATTTTTAAGATAAGAAGGGGAGTGAAAAAAGTGGAAAGTAATATTAGAAAAATTATTATGACTGAAGATATTTATATGAAAAGTTTGCAGGAACATATGACTGTTGATGAAGTTTTGGGGAGAGAATATAAAGAGGAAATCAACAAATTTGTCAACGATAATCCAAGTGCAAAAGGATTGACACCTATACAATTATCTATGGCTCAGCATGGTATTAGTAATAAATCTACATTGAAAACATTTAATACGAATGGCGCAGGAGAATGGTTATTGCCTTCTTATATTGATACTATATTAAGGGAAAGTATTAGTAAAAAACCTATCTTACAATATATTACAGATACAACAGTACCTGTTGATGGATTAGGAGCAATGGCAGCAACATTAAATTGGAATGATGAAAAAAATAAAGATAATATTTCAAGAAAACGTGTTGCTGAAGGACAAGATATTCCAACTGCAACGATTAAAATAGGTCAAAAAGTCATTCAATTACTAAAGCGGGGCAGGGCAATTGAAGCTACATATGAATCACTAATGTATTTAAGGATTGATTTATTTAAAAAGTTTTTAGATGTAATTGCATCTGATGTTGCACAAAGTCAAGTTTATGATGCTATTGATGTTTTAATTAACGGAGATGGGAATAAAGAAAATGAAAAAAAGGTTGAAACAATGACTTTATCTACAGCAGGCACTATTACAGCTGATGATTTGTTATCAATGGCAATAAAGGTAAATAAAAAATCAGGATTTCCAATTACTACTTTAATTGTAGGAGATAAATTTTATCAGCAAATTATAAAAATGAGATATAACACAAATGAGGTAAGTGGTGTTTTATCTATGTTTGGATTTGAATTTCCACAATCAATATTTGAAAATGTAGCTGTTATTTATAACGATAATATACCAAAAGCAAATGGAAAAGAGCAAATTATAGCATTAAATACAAGTCAATCATTAGTTAAGTATATTGCAGAAGGCAGTAATATTAGTGAAATAGAGAAAAATATACGAAATCAAACACAATTGGGTACTTTTTCAGAAATTGCGAACTTTGGATTATTTAATCCTGATACAGTTTTAATTGGTATTGAAAAATAAAGAAAGGATGAGTTTTATGTCATATGCTTATTTAGACAAAGGT